CCGGCCGCGCTGGCGTTGAGCGCCGCCAGATTCAACCTGTCGACGCCGGAGCCCTCCAGCTTGTCCCAGTTCATGTGACGCATGTCGCGATCCATCGACATGTCAACGGAGCGCCGCGTTTGGTTGGCCATTTTCTGGCCGAGCTGAGAAAAGGCGGTGTCACCCGTGGCCGTGGCGTGGTCCGCGGCCCCCAGCCGTCGTCGCAGGCGCAAGCGCGCTGCCTCCAGTGCGGTTTCGTTCTTGGCCTTGGCGATCGCCTCCCTGGAAGAAATGCTGGCCTGCTGGCGAGTGTTCTTGCCCTGCTCCTGGAGCTCCAGGTTGGCGCGAGAGTCGGCGCCCTTCACCAGCGCCGCCCGGTCGGACGCCGGAAGGTCTGCCTCAAGCAGAATTCGCTGTTGGCGAAGCCGGCTCATGGTGGCCGGATCGAGCGCCGCCTCCGGATCGCCCATGGCGGCGTCAATCTGGGCCAGCTTGCCCATGATCTCTTCGCCGTGTGCCTGGCGCGCCTGATCGAGGTCGACTTCAACGGGACCAACTCCGGGAACCTCGTAGACCCACTTGCCACGGCGCTGGGCAGGCGCGGGAGGCTGCGCCGCCTGCTCTGTGCCGAGTTCCTGCTGGCGCTGTGACAGGGCGGCCTGCAGGATGTCGTGAGAGGGGACTTGGGGTTGCGGTGGGGGGAAATGCATCGGAGCGGAGCCACCCTGCTGGGGCGGCGATTGTGGTGAAGGCGGCGGAACTCCCAAGCCACGCAGGTACGGCTGTACTTGCCCCTGCGGCATGAATCCGGGAGGAGTCGCTTTTTCATCGTTCGGCGGAAGCTGTGGAATCGGCTTCGTCAGGTCGACTCGGCCGCCCGGATCGCCGCGGAGCAGGCGCTCGCGCCGAGCCTCGGTGTCGGCCGGGTTTGGATCCGGCTCGTCAAGCCCTCTCTCGCTGTCCGAATCGGCCTCCGGATCCACTTGCGACTGCGCCTCCGATTCGGAGGATGTGAGAGACGCCGGTTGCACGCTGTTCAGAAGGTCAGCGTAGTCGCCCCTCGGCGCGACACCTTCCGGGCCGAGCGCTTGGTCGATAGCGTCGGGCTGTGCCTGCTGGTGCTCGAACGGATCTGGCATCTCGCCCACGGGCGTTTCATGTGGAACAAAACGCGGTGTGACCATAACCGGCTTGCCGTCTTCGCCCATGAAGATGTAGCCGCCTGGAGTCTCACCCCGTCCGATCTTCTTGGCGATTTCCTGCTGGAGCCCCTGGTTGTACTTCGCCCGGCCGAAGGAGTCGGCGTTGCCCTGCTTCTGCTCGGCGAGATCCATCTTGCGCCGGTAGTATTCCTCCTTCGACGCTTCCCGCCGCTGGGCAAGCTCGTCCTTCTGATCGGCGCTCTGCATGCGCGCCAATTCCATGCGGCGCTGAGTGATCTGGTCGATTAGGTTGCCGAGGGACGCAATTTGAGGCGCCTGCGCGGGTGGCGTGGCAACGGGCATGTTGCTGACCGCGTTCCAGCCTGAAAACATGTCTCCCGGCATGCGCATTCCTCCTTACGACTTGGACCCCAGCTTGTTCTGAATGTACGCCGACGTGGCTGCGTTTGCCACGGCCCCGATCCCGCTCAGGTAGGACTGGGCATTTTGGTATGCCTGCTGGGTGGTGAGAGTTCCCTGCTGGACTTGGAGCGCGAGGGCGGCCATCTGGCCCTGCAGCTGCTCTTGCTGGGCGGCGGAAAGCCCCGAGTACATGAGCATCGACTGGTCGTCGCCGAGTTGGATTGCCGAGGTCAAGCCTCCTGTCTCGCGGTTGATCTGCTGGTTCTCGGCCGATGTCGCTGCGGTCTGTCCGGCGGCAACCCGGGCCAGGTTGGCAGCGTCGGACGAATTGGCGGCATTGAGAACCTGGTTCGTCTTGGCCACGTTCGCGGCATCCGCTTGCCCGGCGATGGTGGCCCCCGTGGATGCCCAGTTCTCTGTCGCCTGAGTGGCCGCGTTCTGATAGTTCAGGGGTATGTCAGCGGTGGCCCTGGCGGCAGCGCCAGAGTCGCCCCACCCGGCGGACGATGCTTTGCGATCAAGGGCAACTTCGGCGCGATCGGCGGCCTGTTGGTAGATGCCGTTGAGATAGTTCGGATCGTTGAACTTCCCGGCGTAACCGTTCCAGGTCTGCTGCGCGTTGGTAGGCTGCGTGGCACTTCTCCCGACGTCGTTCCAAGCCTGCTGGGCGTTGGTGCCCTGACCGTAGAAGTCCTTCGTCGAATCGTAGTAGGTCTCGCCGGCCCCCGGTGTAGTCAGTAGACCAGCGGTGCCATTTCCAGTCGTCGACGCGGTGGTCGCGCTCGGAGTCTGGCCGCGCGCGGTGGGGTTCTCGGAAAGATACCAGCTCTTGTACGACGTCACCGCGGCCTGAGCGTCCGCAAGACTGTTGAAAACTTGTCCACCACCTCCAGCGGTTGCGGCATAGAAGGCCGTCGGCGTCCCGTTCTTGTCGCGGCCCAGAACCATGATGCCTTCGGAACCGGGACCGAGGCCATAGTCCGACCAGGCGTCGTACTGCTTCGTGTAGTCGCTCGATTTGTAGCTCACCGATGGATTGGACGTGTCGCCTGGGCCATTGGGAGAGTCATTGGCGTTCGGGACGGAAGTCGTGCTGTAAAGGTGAATTTGCCCAGTGGAAGGGTCGATGTATCCCGCGCCCCCATTCCTGGATTCCCAGTCTAGCTTATAGGCGTCCGGGGCGATGATCTGTCCATTGCCGCTTCCGCCGTTCAGATCCTGTGGTGTCTCGTAGGTCTGGCCGAAGTAGATATTCTTGTCCCGGTCGTTCGCGTCTCCCTGCCAATAGCCAGATACGCCGCTCCAGTTGTACCCCTGGCTCGCGGTGTAGTCATCGATCTCTTGTTGGCTCTGAAACGGCTTTCCCGTCTTGGGATTGATCGACTTGCCGACGAGATAGATGTCCTGACCCGAGGTCCCGGCGGCCCCGTTGATCGTGTTCGGATCGAGTGAAGTGTTGGCGGTGTTGAGGGTTCCCATGGTTAGACCTTCGGGGTGATCCCCGTCGCGCCCCAATCGGCATTTCCGGTTGTCAGTGCTCCGGTTCCTTGGCCGTAGAGGCGGGACCAATAGGACTGGGCCGGGCCGTAGAAGGACAGCGCCTTGTTAAGGTCTGAGATGTGCTGCGCGTAAGACGCGCTGGTGAGCGACCGCATGTTGTTTGCGATTTTGCTCAGGTTGTTGACCTGGTTGTTGGTCGCCGACTGCATGGCATCGTGCGCGTAGGCGCCAAGCCCGAGCCCGGCGATTCCGCCAGCCAGGGCGCCCCATGGGCCTCCGACTTCCCCTCCGGCCACGGCTCCGCTGCCCGCCCCGGCGAGTGCCTGTCCGCTGAAGATGTCTCCCCAGATACTCATGGTGTCACGCTCCTAGTTGTTCGTACTCCTCTTGCGCCGAAACCAAGCTGAACTCGCTTGCCGCAGAGTATTCTATCATCCATTGGCGCTGTCGGTATACCCCGGCCGAGCGAATCTCCAGGTTCGCGGCGGCGCTCCCTGTAACCGCGATCTCCTTCAGGAAGCGCCATGGTCCAAGATCGTCACGGAACGACAGCCTAGCCTTTGCCCCGGTGGAGATTGCGTTCCTGCGCAACATGGCCATGAAGGTTCGACACGCCTTCTTGCCAAGGGAACCGTGGGTTACGAATCCGCTCACCAGCCGGATCGGAATGGGATTTCCGAGATCGGTCCTGGCGTTTTCATCGATTTGGGCGATGGTCCCGTCGTTCATGCCCACCAGAAACAGATCCTGCTCGGCCCAGTGGTAGGCGGACGTGATGGTCAAGTCCGACGGGGATCCGCCATCCGTGGAACACAGCCACTCCGACCAGCTCGACGAGGTCACGTTCCAGACGAGCCCACGCTGCTCGCTTGGGAACATGAAGACGAGCGCGTCCCATTTGCCCCAGCGCAGCCGGAACCCCCAGCAATCGTCAACGCGGCCGAAATCCCTGATGAGCTTCACGACTGGGGCCGATATGTCGGTGTACGTTCGGGCGTCCGTGATGAGAATTCGGCGAAGGGCGTCCAGAGCGGCAAAGTTGTCATCAACCTGGACAATGGAGCATCGGGCGCCGAGGCCGATGGTGGTAGTCCTACTCGGGGCGAAGTCGAGCACGTTGTTCGGGTCGTTGGCGTCGATGGCCAGATTCGCCGGAGAAAAGACCTGGATGGTTTGCGTGCCCCAGCAGAAGACTTCATTTGTGTTGTCCGATAGGGCGAGGATAGGGTCGGGTTTCGCGGCAGCCTGGATGTAAGACGAGCCGCCGAGCGCCATGTCCCAATTCTCGTACTCTTCGAGTGGTCCAGACCACCACACTTGGCCGCTCTGGTCGGCCACTGCGACCACCAAGCGCTGGGCGATGCCGGACAGTCCGAGCCCACTTGGCGGCGGCCCGCCTGCCCCTGTGTTGATCAGCCGTGCCGACAGGCCAGAGCCGGTCCACTTCTGAACCGCACCGCCGCCCGCAATGACCAGCATTTGTCGACCATCGACGAAGCACGGACGCAGGCCGCCGTCCAGCTTGGTGTTCGGATCTGTGTCCGAGGAAAGCTCGATGAGGTCTCCCCCGACTGGCCATGCATGGATTCTCCTATCAGCAGTCACCCAGACCAGGTTTCCCTGCCACGCGATCATCCCTATGACAGGGGAGCCAGATGCTGCCACGGAGGGAAAGTCCGACCACTCCGAAACTCCCGGTCTAGAATGGACCGTGCCGACGCTGTCGACCAAGGCATTCGTCATAAGCGGCATAGGGCCGCCCAGTTCATCAGCGGAGCGATTTTCCCCACTGTAGAACTGGATCTGGTCTATTGCCGGTGTAGCCATCAGGGCACTGGAAGTTGAGTAACCTTGAGCCAAGCATTCGCGAAATCGTCCGTCCCTTGCGGATTGATGGTGAACGCTCCTCCTCCGGTGGTCTCGTCCATGAAATACAGGGAAACGATTCTTGTCGTGCTTGACCCTGGATCTGCCAGCGACATGGACGCATCGATCGACAGGTTCATTTTGGCGCTGGCGGCCGGAACGGTGGCGCGAGCGACGAGTCCGCGCTGGAGCGATCCGTCTATATAGACGCCAATGTCGACGACGTCTCCCGACGTGGTAACTATCCCATTGACCGTGGCGGATATGTCCCACGTCACGGCGTTGTTGTAGGTGACAGAGATGTCTCCGATTTTGGTCCAAGCTCCCGCGTTCCCCGAAGAGTATCCAGACGGTCCGGCCGTGGTGGTGAAGTCACCAACAACTGTCTGCGGCAACGTGACCCTGGTCCACGAATTGTTCTCATCGACGACCGCTTGGGCAGAATTCTTCTCGTGTTCCTGAGTTGAGCAGGAAACTGCGTCACAATCCCTTGCTCCGCACCGAGTTCCGGCAATGTCGAATCCGGTTCCACAGGAGTAAGCCACGGACGCCTTGGCGACTGAGCCAAAACAGTTGCTGGGATAGTAATAGCCATCGGTGCAGTTGACGACGTAGCAGTTCTCGGCGACGGAATTGTTGCTGAGCAGGATTCCCTGTCCGATGTGACTGGATCTGGATACCCCGTCGACGTGGCAGTTTTCCGCACGGCACCTGTCGCCCAGAGCAATTCCAATGGCCCCCTGCGAGTTGTCGCCTTGGAACGTGATGTTGCATCCGCGGACGCAAATGCCCCCAGCTCCGTATGTGTTGATGCCGTTCCCGGACTGAACGTCGACGTTTTCGATGAGGCCGCCTTCGCTGGAAAACTGGGGGCCGCTGGCAGACACGGAGATTCCACGTTGGCCTTGGTTCGTCGCGTACGGCATCACGATGGAAAAGTTGCGCATAGACCAGATCCCGCCGTTCACTGTAACGGTGAGAGCATCGAAGGTTTCCAGCTCCGACGTGATCTTGGACGCATTCTTTCCTGCGCCCAGAATGTGCACGGGAAGTATCACCGTGATGCCGCTCGTGATTCTGAAGGTTCCCACATCGAGGTACAGCGGAAGTCCGGTAGCGCACGCGCGATTCAGAGCTGTCTTGAGCGGGACCGTGTCGTCGGCCTGCCCGTCCCCGACCGCCCCGTAGTCGTAGGGACTGATGCACCGACGGAGAACGTCGCGAACCAGACGTGCGACGCAGTTCTGATTGGTGGACTCGCGGTACCGGAAGTCTTGCCCGATGCTCACGCCTGCTCGAACCAGGATGGTGTAGAGGTCGGTCGGGAGGCTGACCAGGTAGTCCATTCCGCGCTTTCCGGTGAAGTACGGATTCTGGACCTGGACCTGGAGGTCGCCCAACTGCATCGCTCCGTCCGACATCGATACCAAATTGCCGTTGGAGTCATAGATTGCCACTTCGCACGGCCCGTCGACGTACACCTCGGCCCGGCCGGCAGCATCCAGGGCAACTGGCTGCGATATCGGTGACAGTGCGTAGGCGTCGGCGTAGACCTGGATCTGTTGGGTCACGCTGCCAGGAACGTGGAAGTAGGCGGTCCCGCTGGCGACGTGGTCGCCATTTCCGTCGACGGCTCCGCAGAACTTGAGCCACTGAACCAAGCTTGCCATTACCAGTTCCTCCCGTTGTGGCCAACGCGCAGAACGATCGCTCCGTGCTGGACGTCGCCGGCCTTGCACTTGGTCAGAAGACCATCGGCGCGACTTCGCAGGTACTGCCCTCTGTCGTAGAGACTGTTGGCCAGAGCCACCTCGGCCGCGACGGCATAGACGAGGTACTTCGTCCACGAAAGCACGAGGTCCGGAGTGTTGGCGCCGTTGCCACCAGAGAATAGGAAGCGAACGCCAAGGTACCGAAACGTCGCCGCATTGACGTCGGGTGCCGGCCAAAGAATCGCCTTCAGTGGCGTGTGCTTCTCGATGCAACATCGAGCCGGCCGACCGACGACCGTCTTCACGGCCAATTGGAGGTATTCGCCCATGGACATTGTCTTAACCTGGGTCTCCGCGGTTCCGCCTGAGTCCAAGATCGTTCCGATGGTGTCGTCCTGCCCGAGCTCGACATCGTACAGATCCGAAGGCAGCGTATATTCGGGCTGGCTCACCACCAGTGACAGCGTTCTCCGCTCTATGGTTCGACGGATGACACCTTCCGACTGAAGCGCCTGAAGCTCAAGCTCAAGCTCCTGGGCGGCGTCTTTGATCTGCTCCGGCTCGGGAGCTTGCCCGGACGTCAGGATCCCCGTCTTCCTGATGGCCGCAGTCAGGATCTGGTCCCTGCGAAAGTCCATGAGTGGCGCGGCAGCGATGGTCATGGACCCTCACGCGTCTTTCCCGCCACGGGTTCGATATAGCCAACGTTCCCGGCCGCGATGTCGGTCAGTTCTTTGATGGTGAGCCCGGTTTCGCTTGGGCACCTGAGCAATCCATCTGCATCGAGCTTTAGCTTGGTGCGGTGAAAGAAACCACCGCAGTAATCACACATGTCTGTGTAATTGTAGAGCGGGCCGGTGTATCGCTTTCCGATCTCAAGGCTCACAGGATGACCTTTGCCGCCCCGCTGGACGCGGAAACGTGGACGAATCCGACGGCCGGCGCGCCGCTGCCACCAGGGGCCAGCGAAATGTCTGCGCCGTTGAGAAGGGAAAGATTCGTGATTTGGATTGCGGTTGCGTCCGTATTGGCGACACGGGCAATCGCAGGAACACTGAAGCCCTGCTCGCCGCCGTCGATCGTGACGTTGTCCATGGCAATTGTGCCTGAGCTGGAAAAACTCAAGGCAGCGAACCCCAATGGCGTCGACGTGCGCAGAACGATGAAGCTTCCGTTGCGTAGCGACTGCCTGGAGCTGGAGTCTCCCGACACGGTCATCGCAACCGCGCCGTTGATGTCTCCCATGGTGAGCACCACTCCATCAAGGTCGATGGCGTTCGTCGAGACAATACGTGGAAGGCTGGGGTTCTCGACGTTGGTCTTGTCAACGGCGGGGTCGACGGCGATGTTCGACACGAAGTTTGCCCCGTTCAGGGTCAACGTCGTCACGTCGTCGGGCGACCAGAACACCGGGCGTTCGCTTCCCTCTCCCTCTCCAATGAGGGACACTCCCGAGTGCACGCTCGCGTTGGCCGCGAGAAGCTCACGGTGTCCGGCCAGCACAACGATGATTCCCCCGGACGACGAAGCCACTGTCACCGCGTGCGCCAATGTCGCGAACGGCTTCTGGCGCTCGGTTCCGGCGTTGGAATCGCTGCCGGTAGTGTGAACGTAGTAGACGTTCCCGGCGTAAAGCGGCGACAGGGTCGCCAGTTTTGCCCCGAGTGTTCCGCCTATCCCGTCCGTGTAGAGAATCAAAAGTCACCTCCAAGAAAAGGGGCGGGGAAGATTGGCAAGGGGAGTGAAGCCAGCCTCGCTCCCCCGCCCACCGAACTACGTCGCCGCAGAGACGGTGCCCTGGTTCAGGACCCCGGTCTCGTTGGCATCGTTCACGATCTCGTTGCTGAACTCTGCAACGTCGACCCCAGAACCACCCGTCGTGATCCCGTTGATGCTGGCATTGTTCATAACCCGCATGCGGTTCCCGACGATTCTGCCAGTGGTGACTGACGCGGCAGCGAGCGAAATGCAGGCCGACGAGTCGGACTTCCACTGCCAGAAGGTGTTTCCGACGATCTCGATGTCGGCCGATGCCGTCGTCGAGTTGGCGATGAACCCCTTCGTCGCCACGCTGAGCGCAGACTTGCACCGATTCCCGATGAAGCGGAAGTAGTCGGCCCCGGTCAGGGTGACACAGGACACGACCGCTGCCGTCTGCGCGAGCGACCGGATCGAATTGTCGTAGAAAACGACATTCGCCGCGGAAACGTTGCAGAAGTCGGTGCAGAGGTGGGTCGCGTCGATTCCGATCTCGAAGTAGTTGCTGTCGAGGAGACAGCCCTCACCCGAAATCGTGAACGGAGCGGCCACGGTGAGTGCGCCGGCTCCAGGACCGGCGCACAGGAAGCGTGCGTTGCTGATGCGCACTCCCTTCTTGTTGACTACCAGGGTGGCCGCAGCCGCCGTGAACGTGAAGGTCGGCCGCGTAGCTCCCCTGCCGAGGCAGATGATTTCCACGTTGTCGACGAACGTCCATGCCGCTGCCGTTGCGAGGTTCTCGGTGTGCCCTGGCAGAACGATGATTCGATCTCCCCTGCCGGCAGTGCACTGGCCGAGCGCCGCGGCGACGGATGGATACAGACCACCGCTCATGTCCTTCACGGTGAGCTTGTTCCACACATCATCGTAGTACGTGGCCGTCGTGCCGTTGCCGCGGACGAAGAACGTCTTGCCGCCGCAGGGAAGGACGTTTGCGCCCCCGACGTCGATTCCGAGTCCGAGCGGAGTTGGTACCGGAAGCCCCGTGATTCCAGGAATGCCCATGGTTCCCATGGTGCCTCCTAGACGTTGCCCTGGAGCCAGCAGCGCCAGTTGCTGTGACCCTGAGCCACACGGTAGCTCACGCCATCGTGCAAGACCGTGCAGTCGTTGTCGACCCACGAGGTCTTGGTGATCTTGCGCTTCTCGTACAGCGCGAAGCCATCTTCCGCATCGGTCTTGAGGCCCCACTGCGTGGAGCTTGAGCCGTCCAGGAAGTAGATCGGCATGACCTTCAGCTTGTACTTCCTGACGATGTTGATGTCGTTGAAGTTGCTTCCGACGACCTTCTCGCTTCCGAGAATCGTAGCCCACACGTCCTCTTGGATGAGCGGGCAGACGATGTCCGTCGCCTTGATCGGCTGGATGAGGCCGTTCGGGCCTGGCATCACGCCGAGTTGGGCCTTGGCCAGGATGAGAGCGGCGATGCTCGGCGTCGAGTACGTGCTGAGCAAGTTCGACACGGTGGACCCGTTCGGCAACACGTGTGACGAGTTGGCGAGGCAGAGCTGGTCGAAGCCGCTCGGCATAGCCGAGTTCGTCGAGTTGTTGATGAGCGAAGCTACGTCAGCATCGCGCGTGACGTAGGCGCTCTTGAGCAGTCGCTTCGCGGCCTGGATTGCGTCGGTGTACTTGTTGTCCTCCAACGCCTCCTCAGTGACCGACACCTTCTTGGCCATGGTGTATGGCATGAAGCGAACGCTTCCGCCGAGCACGATGTTGTCCTCGGCCATGGGCGATGCCTGGGGCTTGCGCACGAGGTAGGTCGTGCCAGCAATTTCCAGGTTCTCGACGTAGCCGTCTTCCATCTTCTCCGGCTTCACGAGAACGCCGAATGCGACTTGCTCCTTTTCGAGCTCGTCGGTGGAGATGGTGTCGATGGTCTTCTTCATCAGGCGGAACAGGGGATGACTTGTGATAGGCATGACGTTCTCCTAGACCGTTTCGAGTTGTTCGTTCACGTCGAACCAGCCCTTCCAGTAGGTCTTGGTGACGTCGTTGATGGAGCCGCTCATGCCATACTCCGGTACTTCCAGTAGCCTGAGTTGGGCCGACGCTGTCGTGGCCTGGAAGTTCGCGACGGTATCGGCGGTGTACCCGCTGATCCCAGTGACGGTGCTTCCGGCGTTGGCGACGATGTCGACGCATTGGCCGATGAGCGCCGTGGCTGCGGTCTGCGTGGCGGCGGCCGTCGGGATATCGGTCTCGAAGATCTGATTGTTGACGGGGATGGCCAGAACGACGGTTGCGAGCGGATTCGCGAGCGACGCCGTTCCGGTATAGGTTGTGCTTGCCGGAACGAATGCGCCACTGCGCATGTATCCGTCGCTGCCGCGGTAGCGAACCGCAGCGACCATGACGTGGGACGATGTTTCTCCGGCTGCTGCAGGAAGCAGGCATCCGTCCGTTCCGGTCTTGAGCAGGTCGCCTGCGAAAAGTCCGGTTCCGTTTGCGGTCGCCACCACACGTTCAACGACGGGGGGCGTTCCGAGTCCAGGATTCGAGCGAGACTTCACCCAGCGAAGTCCACCCTTTGCGGGTTCAAGCTGTGCAGACATGGTTTCTCCTTGGCAGCGCTACTTCTTGTCGCCGCCGATTGTTTCGACAGTTTCGTATCCCTCTTTGGGGCCATTTCCAGCGTTCGACGGTCCCGCCGAGGCATGCTTCTGGGCGAGGTGGAGCTCGTGCTCCTTCTTCGATCGGAACATGACGAACTGGCCCCTGACCATAAGACGGTTGGTGCCGTCTGGCGCAGTACGCGCCCCTACGACGCGCTCCTTGCAACCGTGGGTCAGGTACTGCCATCCGTCAGATTCTGCCGCCGGGGCTCCGAACGTGTCGTCATGCGGATTCGCCAGCATGTAAACGCGATTCGGGTCCGGGTTCGACACGCGCCCCATGTACGCCTGCGTGACGCTCCTTGGGGCTGGATCTACTCGCTCTAGCTGCTTTTCGGCTTCCATCTTGCGCTCACTCCCATTCTCGCTGGGGTTGCGCTCTGTTCCACATCTGCACCGCGAGAAGTGCCAGGAATGGAGCCGATTGTCGTTATCGTCTCATCGCCGAGCGGCCATGTCA